GCACGCTGCACAGGGAAACGGCTATCCGCGTGCTATCCGAGACCCTGCCGACGCGCCTTAATGACCCGCAAACATCTGCCATTGTGGTTGTTATGCAGCGCCTGCACGAGCGCGACCCGTCCGGGTTTATACTGTCCGAAGAGTTAGGCTATGAGCACCTTTGCCTGCCGATGGAATACGACACTGGCAGGCATTGCACCACGTCAATCGGCTGGAGCGACCCGCGCAAAGATGACGGAGAACTGCTATTTCCTGAGCGGTTCCCGCGTGAAGTGGTTGATCGTGACAAGAAAGCCATGGGAAGCTATGCCGCAGCTGGACAGCTACAACAGCAGCCTACGCCTACAGGCGGCGGGGTGTTTAAAGATGAGTGGATCAGGCAATGGTCAGTGCTGCCGGATATGGAATACCGGATGGTCTACGCCGACACCGCTATGAAAACGGGCCAGGAAAACGACTTCTCCGTGTTTCAGCATTGGGGAAAGGGGAAAGACGGGCGCATCTACCTGTTGGATATGATCCGTGGCAAGTGGGAAGCACCGCAACTGCTGATGCAGGCCAAGGCGTTTTGGGATAAGTCCAAGGCCGGTAGCGGCACGCTACGGAAGATGAAAGTTGAGGACAAGGCCAGCGGCACCGGGCTAATCCAGCAGCTCAGGCAGAGCGGTGTGCCGGTCGAAGGTATACAGCGCGACAAAGACAAGCTGACTCGCGCTTATGACGCATCACCGCAGATCGAGGCCGGGAATGTTTTTCTGTTTCCGCAGCATGAATGCCTGTCTGATCTGCTGCACGAGCTTTCAATGTTCCCGATGGGTGCGCATGACGACACCATTGATCCGCTCATGGATGCTGTGCAGGATATGTTGGTTGATAATCAGTTTCGCCCAATCCGTGATATGCTATAAGCAATCGTTATCATTTACATTCAGGTGCCAGCATGACAATGGAACCAACTCACAAGATTTCAGGCACGGCGGACGGGCTGGTAAACGTTGTGTCTGGCCTTGGGACCGCTAAGGCAAAGCGGTCGCATAACTCTTTTAGCTATGCGATCCTCAATGATTTCAGTCAATTAGACAGTGCATATCAGACGAGCTGGCTAGCCCGACAGATCGTTGACGCTCCAGCCGAGGACATGACCCGCGAGTGGCGCACCATCAAGTCAGATGATGCCGACATTATCCGCTCAGAAGAGGACCGGGTGGCGCTGCAATCGATGGTATCCGAGGCCACAAGCTGGTCACGATTGTACGGCGGCGCGGGAATCCTGATGCTGACAGATCAGTCGCTTGATAAGCCGCTGCGACTGGACAAGCTCAAGAAAGGCAGCTTACAGCGCCTGATCGTGTTTGATCGGTTCGACATGTACCCTAGCGACCTGAACGTGACCAACATTCTCGCCGCAAACTATTTGCAGCCAGAGTTCTACACGCTGGTAGGCGGTGTGCAGCGCGTCCACTGGACCCACTTTGCCCGCTTCAATGGTGCCAAGCTGCCACGCCGCCAGCGCACGCAAACGCAAGGCTGGGGCGACTCAGAGCTGCGCAAGTGCCTTGATGACATTATGGATATTGTCGCCAGCAAAGACGGCCTAGCAGAGCTGATGCAGGAAGCGAACGTTGACATTATCAAGCGAGACAACCTGTCTGACGAATTGGCAAGCGACCAAGACGAGGCCATTACCGCCCGTTATGCCCTGTTCAGCCAAATGAAGTCAATGATCAATCTTGCGCTGCTGGACGGCTCCGAGACATACGACCGCAAGACGCTGGATCTATCCGGCACCGCGCCAATTCTTGAGCTGTTCATGACATGGATCAGCGGCGCTGCCGCGATTCCCGTAACGCGCCTGTTCGGCACGTCAGCCAAGGGCATGAACGCTACTGGCGAAGGTGATTTGCAGAACTACTACAATAGCCTGTCCGCCAAGCGTGTCACGCAGATTGAGCCAGGCTTGGGGCCCCATGGATATGCTTGACGAAAAGGCTGTTGCCGAAGCCGTTAAGCTGAAAGCCGAAACAGACATGCTGTATCTCGATTCCGGCGTGATCATGGTTAGTCAGGTGCAGCGCAATCTGCAAGCGGCTGAACTGTACCAGTTCGATGACGCGAAGATTGAAGAGCTTGAGAATGATGAGGACGCGGGGTTGTTTGATATGCCGGTGGGTGAGGAGCCG